CGCTTTGGGGTCGTAAATATTGGCTGAAATATTTCAGGTACCGTTATATTAGTGGCCACTTACTTTTTTTTAACGGGTTTCTTTGGCTTTGATTTTTCTTTTTTTACGACAGTGGCCTTAGAAAGTTTATTTGACTGACTACCGACAAACTCGATTTTGAAATGGGTTTCGGCTCCGGTATCGCCTGTCGTATGGACTTCGTGCCGATCTGTCTCAACCAAGCCATGAATCGCCTTCAATGCAAACGTCGTTATTCCGGGGTTCAGAATGCCCAAAACACCGAGGTCCAGAAGCCTAACTTGTTGGATCTCTTTAGCCATATCCATAACTGATGAAAACGAATCGAATTTTGCACGCAAATATGTCAGCGTCATTCGGTCAACTCTGTCTTCATAATCGAGAGTTAGCAGAAATTTTGAATAGAAGATGTTTGTCGGTGATTCATCGAACCACTTTAATAAATCCTTTCCAATTTTTTCTACTTTCTCTGAAGTCCACTTTTCAGCGTTCTTATTCCCAGGTTGACCACCAATGAGCATGTCTCAAGTATAAAGAAACCCGATATACGAAATCAATTACTAGTTTATCTATTGAACATACCCTCTAGATTTATTAAACATACCCTCTAGATACCCCAGAACCCCAAGGTGGCAAGTCACTAGCGTTGATTCCCAGTTAATCCTGGGATCATATCCGATTTCGTAAAATTTAAGATCATGGATGGTCAGGCTTTCAAAAACGATATCTTCCCTGTTAATGGCTTCAATGAGGTCATCTGGATTATTGATCTCGATCACCGTCTTCATTGATTCATTAAGACCGCCACGATGGAATCTAAACTTCACTGCCTGATGCTAATGCGACGTTTGAAAAGTCTTTCTTTACTAACTCTTCAATGAATTCATCTAAATCCCCGGTGTTAATAATTTCGTGGGGCTCTTTTTCTAGACCGCCTTTTTCGTTCAATGCATGGGCCATCGCACGCATAACTTTTATAGCCTTTTTTTTATCATCTGGGGCAACAAAACTATAAAAGTTTTTTTTGTCTTTACCTGAAAAAGGATGTGGATCTTCTGAATTGTAGTATCTAAATCGATAGTTAACTTTGATACCATCCTTTACTTTCGACATGGAGGCCAACCAATCCGACTCGTTGTCTAGCGCGATAAACCAAATCCCAATGATATTTTCATCGACTTCAATCATAAAATGACCTCCATTTCAACGCCGTATCTTAGGGGTAGAACCATTTTTTCACCCCAACATAAAAACTCGCCTTTTTTGCTGACAACTTTTCCTTGATAACGTTGTTCACGTTTTTTATCAACACAACCTTCCCATAAGAAATCGAGTGAATCGCCCTCATAGATTTCAACTCCGTGTTTGTCATTTCGGTCGGTGAATTGGCCAACTGTTCCAGGCTTAATTGGAATGTGTGTCCCATTTTGATAAATGTATAGGAATCCGTTTGACTTAACATAGAACCCATACACCCAATCACCAAAGTTAACATGATTGATTGATAAGTCGTTTCGACTACCCCTAAACTTAACATCACGCATCGTCAATGCACCCCCCACATCTAAGATCCCATGTTGGACCTAAAGGGCCGTCAGTGATAGTGACATCGGCAATGGACATTGAAATTTCTCTATCGCACTTCTGACAATTAAAGTATGTTTCAGTCACGTTTTAAACCTTTTCATAAATTCTACCATCCCATGACTATCATCTTTTTTTTCGTAGAACTTCAACTTATCTGGATTTTGAATATCTATGTCATCAAAGCTCAGGGATACATCATCGTTTTTTGAATTTAAAACTACCCCATGCTTTTCGGCCTCTTCGTAAATTTCGTTTTTTTGCATTTGCCCTTTAAGGTCAATTTTTTCAAGTTTTCTAAAGAGTTCCTTCCCCAATGTGTTTTTCAACCTTTCTGCTTCGGCTTTTAAAAGCGCCAATTCCGTAGCGTGGTGAAACAATTTTTCCGTTTCCTCAGTTCTATTAAATTCCCATTCCATTAACCTTTCGTGTTCCATTTTTTTACCTTCCTTTTTTTTATTTCTATATTTTCCCGAAATCATACATGTAGTCATAACGCTTACATTTAGGGCAAGACACTGGATTGGTGCCCTTTATTTTAGAGTTCCATTCGTAGTTGCATTTTTTGCAGTGGTTGTCCTTTACTCTTATCTTAAGATGACCAGAGTCGGTGACAGCAATATTAGTCTCGGTATGGGTCAAATTCATGCTCCCCGGCCATTACTACGGCCTTTGGTGATAATACGTGATTTACCTTAATAGTTCCTTCGTGTTCTTTTAAAACGTCCGTAAGCCGACGATAGGCATGGGGTGACTCATCACGGCCGCCGCCTCGAAGTTTCACTCCTTTTTTACCAATCCATTCATTGAGCATATCCCAACTTACTTTGCCTTCGGTTACTCGCTTTGGTCGTTTTTTACCATCTTCACCACGAACCCATTTCTGTTTACCGGCGGCTTCCGTCCGGCTCATCACACGACCAGCGCCGTGAACAGTTGAATACATGCACTGTTTGCTTTTTTCAGAGTCGACACCTTCAACGATTACGGCATCATCACCCATAGAACCGCCAACGAATCCCCTTTGTCCGGGGAAGGCGGGTGTGGCCCCTTTCCGAACCACATAATAATCTTCGTCATCATGCTTTTCATACCATGCGAAATTATGGTGGTTGTGAACCATGTCAGTTCGTTTAGCCCCGATAATGTCTTGGACTGTTTGGCATACCCATTCACGTCCAGCGTAGGCGTATAGGCCACAAAGGGTCATACAGTGATAGTATTGCTGTCCGATTTCAGTACCCATACCGAGCAACACCTCTTGCTCCCTGGCTCGTTTTTCCCAATCTCCATAAATAGATAGGTTAAGGAACCCCGTCGCTGTTTTATGTCCAAGGCCCCGGCTCCCAAAGTGAACGCCCACCCAAGTGAGGCCCTTTTCGTCTTCAAAGATATCGACATAGTGATTCCCTGAACCAACCGTTCCCAATTGATTGCGTGCAAGAGCCTTCAATTTATCCCGGGTATGTTTGTCTGGGTATGCATTCCACAAGTTACTATCGAACAATTCGTGATCCTTTGGCGCGTTTGGGTTCGACTGCCCAACACCGAATGATACTTGCTTTTGAATTTCGTCGAGAATGTGATTCAAATCCAGTTCAGCACATTTCACATCCAATTGGATCGCCATGTTGCCACAAGCGATGTCAAAACCGACGCCCATGGGTGATATTTTGTTTTTATATGCCGCCACACCCCCGATTGGCATAACGTATCCCAGATGGCCGTCTGCCATGAGTGCCGCTTTGTCCGCTGTTTTCTTAACGTCTTCAAATTGATCCAACGTATTCTGTTGGTGTGTTCCAAAAATCATTTATAACTCCTTTTACAATTCTCAATTGCGTTTAGTAATTTTAATATTTTAACTTTGGTGTCAGACTTTAAACTTGTTTTTTTATATTCGCCTAAATCGTTAATCAATGATTTTGCAGCATGTAAAACGATTTTAACCTTTATGTTACCCATCATTTTCACTCTTTTCACCATGCTTTGATTCTAGTTTTTCGATAGCATTCTCTAATTCGTAAATAGCCGCATGGTCTTTAGTTGAGTAAATATCAACCTCATCAAGGATATTTAATATTTGTTTAGCCCATTTGATTCCAATGACAACATGCCCTTCCTTCTTTTTCTCTACGTCGCTCTGTAATTTTTTAATAAGTACCAATATTTCCTTTTCATGGAAGTCCATTTTATCGTTAAGAGCCTTTTCTTCAATCAGTTGATTCTTGCACCATTCTTGGGCTCTTAATGATCGGCATCCGTCACATTCTTTTTTCCTTCCAAACATTTCTTACTCCTTTTTTAATAATTTTTTATTTCATCGGTGCATAAAACATCGTCGGTAATTTCTGGGATCTTATAGCCCTCTTCTGGTCCAATTGAGCTACCCATACATCCACCGTAGTACCCGTTTGAATAATTCCTAAACGATACTACTGATGTTTGTTCGCCAAATTCTAAGTT